CCCACCCTTTCGGGACCCGCCGTCTTTCGACTAAGCGGGTGTTAGTGTGTAGATAGAAATACGCTTATACCCTCGTGATCCCGGCAAAGTAATGCTGAGATCCCCCTTCTTTCCGTATACAGCATGACTGGAGTCTGATCGCTCAACCTGTTTCCAAAAGGAGACACTAGAACGGTTATCTCTCCGATGTTGCCATGGTACGGAGTAACTACGATCACGCAGCCGAGGTTTACCCTCTGCGGCATAAATCGAGTAAGAAGGCAATACACAGTCCCCGGGTAAGGGTCGGAAGACCCGTCGGGGCAGAAGTGTAAAGGTGTCGAAGGTATATCCCGACCAACCACAGGAGTAGCGGTTCGACCGCCAGTCGTGTGGTATAAAGGGCTTACCGCCCTTGGTAGGGAACTCCACTCCTTGACGGCGATGAGGTCTTGCGACCCACTCACCGAGGAGGTGACCATCACCATAAGCATCTGGACCAAAAATCTGGAGAGACTTATGTAGATAGGTACGGAGATGCGCAGCTTGTTCATCCATTCCCCGTCGAACATAGAAATTATGCAAGACAAAGATAGACGGACCATCGAGATTACTCTCGATGAAAGCTGGACGTATATCTATTCCCGAAAAGCAGTCCACTCCGCAAGATTCGCGGAATGGCCCAGAAGCAAAACTCTTCTTTACATTAGGAAGGAATCCCACAACACGTAGGACTTCAACCAAGGTACCGAAACAGACAGTAGGGACGATGATATCATCACCGTATACTGCCAGCTCGTCACGATGCGGTTTACGCTGGAGGAGGTCCTCACAGACCGATTCCGCGATCGCAAAGAAGATAAGACTCTCCAAGGGAAACGTAAAACCATTCCCCATGGAAGAGAATTTCTGGAGCTTCAAACTCTGGTCCTTGTAGGTGTAGCGTCCAGTACGGACGCGATCCAGCAATTCAAACCAGGGTAATGGCAGCAAGTGAGCGACAAGCTCACGTGCCACACAATCTGAAGCACTACTCAGGTCGAGGGTTGCTAAAGCCCCCGTAATTGATCCTGCCCGTGCCAGCTCTTGATTATGGAGCTGGTCGGACAAGTCAACCCCGAACTTCTTCAACCTGCCCTTCATGTAGTCGCCGAGACCCAGCTGAAACATCATATTCAGCGAGGGTTCTTTGCCTATAGTGCGGTAGGTCTCGAAGTCCTTCAGGACGAAGTCGAGCTCACCTTCATGGATTTGAACGTGATCTCGGATTGTGTCTGCCCCGTCGATTTCATGTCGACAGAACCAGCCACCAATCTCTTCACAGGCCTCCGGAAGGAGGCTAATGAAGTCTTCGCTACACGCGAACGGTGCCATCAATTTAATGAAGGCACACGCATCGCGTTTTTTGACTTGCGTCGTTGCACCAGGACCGAAACGGATGTGCAATTGCTCGAAGGCCGGCACGTCACCGAGGATGCGGGTTATTTTCCGCTGAGAGTTATGTAATATCCTCTCAACGAACGGGTCAAATTGGAATTTGCCCGACCCCCACAACCTAAACAACGTGTTGGTCTCCGAGCACAGCGTCTCGGAAGCACAAAACTTCGAAAAGGCCACGGCCTCCTTGTCTATACCAAAGTCCAGGTCTGAGCGTTTTTTGAAAAACGCGACAACCTGTCTGAGGTGGTAGGCGTCAAGAGGTGCGAGCCTAGTATAATCGAAGTTAGTGTTGCACAGAGAACGATAATCATCGCGAGCAACACAAGCGGTGATATGTTCCCTCTCTGGGCTGCTAGCAGCAACCTGAGCGATGTGCCAAGATGCGAGTGATGAGAGAATCTCATTGGTCTCCTCCGAAGTGAAAGAGCCGTCCCAACAGCTAAGAAGCTGCATAATCATTTCCTTAATTAGGTATTGATAGGGATCCCGAGCACTGCTGACAAAGCCAGTGCGAGGGCCGACAATTACGTCGGGGTGACGAGGAGGTCGAACAACTCGGCAGCAGGGCCGGTGGTAGCAGGGGTGACTGTCGTACTGACATTCCCCATGATATTCACCGCCAGCTGTCGAACTAAACGTCGACCTGTCAAGTCTGAACGCTCATGAAAATAGCCGATATTCACCTCGGTATTCTCATAAGCAACCTTCGGTGCCGCCGTATAACCAGCAGCATTTTGACCTGAGACGCTCTCCATAACTGGAACGACGACTCGGGATTCCACCCGGTACAAACCCGACTTTAGTTTCTCCATCCGCATCGAAACGCGGGGGGAAGCGTAAGCAGGGATTCCGGCGACGTTTTCACGCCACTCGGCCAACACCATTCCCTTTTCTCTGGTAACAGAGATGGGGGTGAAGGTGTGGGACACAGGGGTTGCAGCGCCATCAAAGGCGACTATGTTGGCAATAGCTGACATAGGTATCTCCTAAAAGAACTCTCAGATGGAGTACCTGAGAGGTGGCATGAAGCCGTTAAAGCTACAGTAATATCTACCTGCTAGGGCCAAGTCAAAGTTTCGACTTGAGGAAAGAACCCACCCTGGAGGAAGAGCCGTCGGGATTTCTCCCAAAAGCTTGAGCCATTAAGGCTAAAGCATTACCGGCCCTCCGCCAAGATGAGGCCTCACCTAGGCCCTTAACGGTTGGCATGAAGACAGTAAGGTTATTAGAAACCGTACGGTCAAATTTGCCAATCTCGACAAGGTAGGATGGTGCCAAGATGATGAACCCAATACCACTAGGGTTACCATACTTGACCACCCATTTGTGCGAGGTGACAAACGTCCCCTGGAGCGAGTTGGCCACACCCCGAGCACTAAGATAAGTGCCAATAGGCAGTGCCCAATCGACCACAAAGGACCATGGGAGTTTCTCCCACACAACGCTGAGAGGGTCAGTAAGACCAACCAGCTTTGCCGTATCTACTTCAGAAACAATGGCTTTAATCCTGCGGCGCGCTTCGTTAGAAGCCGTCCCCCAGGTATAGCCAGAGTACTGAGAGGTAGGCAGTGCACCTTTCTTTGTCATTGAGACAGAGTAGGTCTGCTGCAACGGTGTCGTGAAAAAGTGCGAGAGGGCTTGAGCCCCCTCGTACAAATCATTGACAAGTGGGAGCCAACCGTATTGCATTTCAAGCCAAACGGAACCCACATCTTTTGCCCCCGAGTAACGTTGATTAACGTTCTTGGAGACTAATAAGACGTGGCGCGCTGCAGTATAATTACCTGCACGCACGTACCGGGCTGCTCTAGCGATCCGCGTTGCGCGGTCTGCTATCATAGCCAAGGCTTGATTACCTTCAGCCAAGAATACTCCAGCATTAAAACTGGAGCCCTGGATCCGGTCCCGAAGGGCCGAAACTAGGTTATTCTTGTCGTTACTCGTGATTGGGTCGGCGGGCATATTAGCACCGCCGCCGTAACACGAGATCACGGAACCCGTTCGCCACACCGGCGGAGCCCCGATCTTCATGCTCATAGGTGGATCCATTGTATTGGTCCACGAGCAGGAATACGGGTTCTCCGGTCGGCGTCGGGCCCTGAGTGGAGGCTTTACATACCTCTTCACAGGGTTACCGAAGCGATCAGCCACGTAGAATACATTAGGCACACCCTGGTAAGGCGGGCTCTTTGGAGAGTCCGTCCCAGACCATGTCTTGTACTTACGTACTGTATAACGAGTGTTGGAGGCGCTGCAATATGACGAACCGATCCATGACCCATCAAGGTCACGGGTGCCAGCTGTCATCACAAACTCCAGGTAGTTGCCACGCACTGTAACAATGCGAGAGCAAAGAGATAAACCGGGGGCGGATGCCCC